AGTATCTTTGATAAGTTATGTGACACAGCAAATGATGAGATGAAGGAAATTTCTGGGGCACTTCGTAAGTTTAAGAAGATAGATTTTACCCAGACTTTATCGGATACTCAGACCAAGTTGGATACGACTCGTGAGGAGCATGAACGGATTGAAGGTATATTTACAAGGGTCAAGCAGGAACAAGAAACTTTTTATGACAAGTTAAAGGACTTCCAAGATAAGAAACGTCCTGTTCCAAATATTGAACTGGACATTGATACACTCTTATCAAACAAAGACAAGACCATAGAATTCTCTGCAACCTACGAACAACAAAAAACGGAAGCAGAGACACGATTAGAACGGCTCAACCAGAACATCACCGAAAAGACACAACGGATGGTAGAGGCAAATATTCCAGAACTAAAGCAGGCGGTAAGTGAATACGAGAGATTAACTGGATTATTTAACAAGGGGTCATCTGCACTGAAACTGACAGTTTCCAAGATTACTGAGAAGGAGAAGTTCCAGCAGAAGTTGTCTGGATACAAGTACAATTCAGACTGTTTGGTGTGTGTAGAAAACAATAAGTCGGTTATCGCTGATAAGGACCAAGTAAACGCAGAATTGGTACAGTTGGATAGACTCCGATTTGACCAAGAAGATGCCCTTACCACAATTAAGGAACAGATGGAACCTTTGGTCGAGAAGGTCAATCTTTGTGTAAGTTATGAAAAGTTACAAACCGAAGTCCAACAGCTTCAAAAGAATGCAAGTGGAGTTGAACTGGAAATCCAGAAGTTGATTACCAATATCGAAAAGTGTGACCGTAAACGGGAACAAATAGAAAATGATATTGAACTTCATCGGTTGAACAAAGAAAATATTGAACATAATGTAGATATTGATAAACAAATCTCTTTTGTCGAACACGATATTGCATCGGCAAAGAAGAAGGCTGACCATATGGAAAAGGTTATCCGTGAACTTCACGGTGAGGTCAAGGTACTGGAAGCCACCAAGACCGATATTATGAACCAGATTAAGGAAGCTGAAGAGTTGGAGAATACTTACGAAGCATATAAGTATTATATGGAAGCTGTTGGTCGTGATGGTATTCCGTACGACTTGATGAGTAAAGCTATACCAAATATTGAGGCAGAAATTAACAATATTTTGTCACAAATAGTGGACTTTACTATTTCTCTCGAAGTGGATGGAAAAAACATCGTGGGTAAATTAAACTACGATTATGACCGTATCTGGCCTTTGGAAAACTCTTCTGGTATGGAACGGTTCATCAGTAGTTTGGCTATCCGTGTGGCATTGATGAACGCTTCAAACTTACCAAAGTCTAACTTTATGATTATTGATGAAGGATTGGGTACTCTTGATGCGGAAAATTTAAGTTCAATGCATACGATGTTCGGTATTCTCAAAACTCAATTCGATTTCCTCGTTGTCATCAGTCACTTGGATGCGGCCAGAGATATGGTGGACAATTTAATTGAGATAAAAAGAGAGGACGGATTCTCCTATATCCAATCGTGATAACTATTTATATTGAGTAGTATTCACGTTGAGAGACTATGCCAAGAACTAGAAAAGAATTATTTAAACAAAATTTAGACAAGATTCCTGTGTTGGTGAAGGATACCGCACAGGAATCTGTATATTTTAATATAAAACAATTAAATAGTTATTTTACTGGTGGGCGTAACGCATTCCTTATAACAGGAACGGCATTACTAGAACCAAATACAAACATTTTTATTGAACTACTTGATGTCAATGGAAAAAGTATGTATGTGGAAGCTATCAAAAACTTCGCAGAAGGTGGAGCTAGAGTTATAGTTGTGGAAGTTTATGAAAACTCGGCTCGTGGTGCAGCAATTCTTACTATTGTGGGAACCGCTAGACAATTGGCAAACGGAAATCCAATACCAAGTAATTGGAAAGGTCGTTCAAATGTAAGTTGGCAGAAGAAAATTATCATAGAACCAAAAAACCAAAACATAACGCCAATTCGATTAAAAGTACAACCGCAGATAATAACAAACGAATTGTTATTAACAGGTTCGTTGTTGAGTCAGTCAATAATTAATCAAGCAGTTTCTAATATAGTATTAAAACCTAAGAGTGTACTCAACAAGCAAAGAGGATACATAGTTGTAAACGATTGTAACACGTTTCAATTTAGATCGTTTCATCTAACTCCAAAAATCACAGGAAGTGTTACATTACAGAAAAGAAAATATCTGGGTACAATACCGGCAACTACGGAATCGTACACAGTGTTGGAAAATCACACAGCATCGTTGAACTTACCACTCAGTCACTTAAACGCATCCAAATCATTTACTGATATAAACATCACAAGTTCAACTGATGGAAATATTCTAAATATACCTACATTAAATAATGGACAGTACGAGTTGGGTGAAAGTCTATATACCGCATCAAATACTACATATGTCCGTACGGCATCATCTATAACAGGATCTATAAACTATTACTATGTAAGTGAAAGTGTTAGAATATTACCAACAAATATACGTTCATTTGCAAAGTTACGATTAATTAATCTAGATACAGTTAGCGGACAAATATTTAGAATTAAGGCATCAAGTAGAGAAGCTGCAATAGTAACCGACTTTGAATTTATTGCTGATACGCCAACGGTTGTTGGTGAATTACTAATAACAAGTTCAACAGGACTGGCAAACAGAGAACAACCGATTGGGGTATTCAGTACCAATCAAATAATATCTTCTAGTTGGTATGGATATCGGATGACAGGATCAGCAATCCCTGACCCGTCCTATTATGATGACGCGGTATCTTCGTCGTACCAATTTACTTTACCCCGTGATGACAGTCATATGCTGGATGCCGTCTATGCGTTGACTACGGCAAGTAATTATTTCATCGGTACACGACAAGAATTTGGATTGTTTCCAACATCCGAATATACCTTGAAACTAGACAGTTTCGTATATACCACTTCACAGTCCGCCGCTTTTACAGCAAGTAACTACAACGTAGATATTTATTTAACAGGATCGGCGGTAATTGGTAGAGATAAACTTGGACAAAAGATAGGTTCTATCTCAACCACGGAAAAGGTAGCATATTTTCCACAAAAGACATTTAATTTTAGAATTGCACAGAGTGGTAGTGCTGGGTTACGATTTGTAGTATCGAACGGATTTTGGCAATTTGCAAATGTTTCTTTGAAAGTTGCAGAAGAATACGCATTTAGTCCAGACGAAGTTACAATTACAATCCCAAACAATTCACAGATTACATCTAGTTTAATATTCAAAACAGAGTTGTTTGATTTGAACAACAATGCACTAAATCTGGATATAATTTCAACACCTACCTTCTTCTCAGGTTCACAACTATGAGTAATCCAATAAATAATTTATTTGAAAATATATTGAATGAAAATGAATATGTTGACCAACATAATTTTTTGGTTGCGAAGCTGGCACCAGAACTTGTTGGTGAACTAACCATTAATCACACAGATTCAATGGATGAGATGAAGAAGAAGCGTAAAAAAGCAAAAGAAAAAATAAAAAATTATGGATTTTTCTATCCATTATATCCTCGTGTAATAAAAACTGGTGAACAACCAGCAGAAGAACCAACACCACCAACAGACAGCGGTGATACTGGTGGAGAGACAGGTGCAGGTGAAGGTGGAGTGGATGAAATTAAACCACAAAATAAAGATAATGCATTTGCATACCCTTACTCTATTGGACCGGAGCATGATGATGAATTCATCAATAATGAAGCACTATCAAGCACGGAACGAATGCGGAGATACAATCGCCGTCATCCCGAAAAAGTTCGTAACTACCTTAAAAAGACTCAGGATGACCGTGTTGCCCGTAACCGTGACCGCAAAAAGGCAGTTAAGAAGTACGGCAAATCAAAAATGAAAAACCATGATGTACATCATCCCAATGGTGCAAAAAATGGTAACTGGAAACTTGCTCGTAAAGACCACGGACGAGATAAAAAGAATGAAAATGTAGAATATGTTTATCTTTCGGAATTGTACGAAGGTAATGTTCCCAACGGTCCATGGAGATTGATAGTAGAGGGTGGAGCGGCCGGACATTTGGCACATCCATACGAAGATGATAGTTTAACATTTGCCGACATCAAGGAAATGATTAAACGCGGTCTTGTTGGTGGATTGGACCAAGAAGCACCCGTGACTGAAAAACTTGATGGACAAAACTTGACTTTTAGCGTACGGGATGGTCGTGTGGTGTTTGCCCGTAATAAGGGTCAAGTAAAAAATCGTGGTCAAAATGCACTACCCGCAGCAGATTTACGGCAAATGTTTGCGGGTCGTGGTGCAATTGAAAAATCATTTGGTAACGCAGCAGATGACTTACAAGCAGCAGTAGACGCTCTCCCACCAGAACAACGACAAGCAATGTTTGGGGATGGTCGTAAGTTTATGAATGTAGAAGTTATTTTTCCAGATACACAAAATGTTATTCCGTATGGAAAACCGGTATTAGTGTTTCACGGAACTATCGAATATGACGAAGCTGGTGAAGAAGTTGGTCGTAATATAAATGACGGTAAGTTATTGGATCAACAACTTCAAACAGTAAATGCAAAAAAGCAACAAACCTACGGACTATCAGGCCCACAATCCATATCATTTAGTGATGCTGATACAGCACGAAATATGGAACGTATGCAGGAGTATGGAGCAACTTTAAGTAGATTACAACAAGAGTTTGACCTTGATGACAAGAGTACTTTGGAAGATTATAAGAAGGCATGGTGGAGAAGAGAAATTGATAAGATGGGAGTTAATCTTACCGATGAACAAAAAGAAAAATTAGTACTCCGTTGGGCAACTGGTGATAAGAAAGCTATTGGAGTCAAAGACTTTGAAGATTCAGAAACCAAAAAATGGTTTAGACAATTTGAAGGAGAACAATTAGCTTCTATGCAAAAGGCTTGCGTTCGCCCAGTAGAAAAGGTATTTTTAAAGGTTGGAGTAGACACCCTTCGTCGAGTCACCAATCTATTATCAGCTAATAATCCAGAAGCAGCGGTAAGTTTAAAGAAGCAATTGATGGATGCTATTAAAGCTGTGCAGGAAACTGGTGACAGAAACCAGCTGGCAATGTTGCAACAACAAATTGAACGATTAGATGACTTAGGTATTGAAAACGTTGTTCCAAGTGAAGGTATCGTGTTTATGTATAAAGGTAAACCATACAAGTATACAGGCACCTTTGCACCAGTCAATCAAATTTTAGGTATGATGAAGTTTGGTCGTGGAAAAGCTAAGATTGTTGACGAACCAGAAGAAAAACCAGCAGAAGAACCAAAGACAACTACACAAACCACCACAACACCAACTGGTGAAAAACGAACTGTGGCAATTTTTACTGGACGGTTCCAACCATTTCACGCAGGACATTTTAGTATTTATCAAGCATTGGTCAAGAAGTTTGGTAAAGATAATGTGTATATCGCAACAACAGACAAGACAGATCCAATTAAATCACCATTTGGGTTTAAAGAAAAGCAGCAAATTATCACCAGTATGTTCGACATACCAGAAGATAGAGTGGTACAAGTTAAAAACCCATACGCACCAAAAGAAATTCTTGGAGAACTACCACCAGACACTACTTATGTCACCGCGGTCAGTCAAAAAGACTCGGAGCGATTAACTGGTGGAAAATATTTTCAAAATTATGATGAAGTTCCTGATGCAGAACGAAAGGGATACGGTGAACAAGGATACTATATCATCGCACCAGAAATGCAACTTCAACTTAATGGTAAGAATATTAGTGGAACCCAAGTACGAGCAATATTTGGTGATCCAAAGATTACCGATAGAGCAAAACAAGAAATCTTTACGATGATATATGGAAAATTTAATCCTGATATCTTTAAAAAAATTGTAAAAGTTACCACCGATTCCGAAGAAGCATTACAACTAACAAAGCAACATGGTGGTGAAAAAGCGGCAAAAGCCAGAATAAAAGATAAAACGCCGGCAGTACCTGTTAAAAAACCACAAGCCCAAAAACCAGCACCAAAAGATCCATCATTTTATAAACCTGGTGAAACTTGGGAAACGGAAGGTGGAAATTTTGGTGGTAAAAATAAGAAAAATCAAGTACGATACTTTGGCACAAAACCAGCAGCAGAAAAATTTGCTAAAACATAAGGGGTTATTATGACACGAATGAATGAAGATGCAATGAAGAACGTAAGAAAAAAAATTGGTGAAGTGGTGAACAAGCAGGAACAAAAACTTACGTTTGGTTGGACACCGAAGCAAGTTGAACGGAAAGAAGGTGATGTGTGGGTAGATGTAAATGGTACAAAATGGACCAGAAAAAATGGATTAATACAATCTGTCACTAAACTGGATGGTTTTAAGACACCGTGGTGGTGTCCGAAGTGTGACACTCCGTTGAATGGTGTTCATCTAAAAGCTTATAAAAAACGTGGTGTTTGTTACAACTGTATAGAAAAAGAAGAGATGGAATTAAAACGTCAAGGTAAATGGGTAGAAACAATTGTAGAAAAAGGTAAACAAAACCATATTGCCTGGGTAAAAGATAGAATACAAGAACTGCAAAATTATCACGAAAATTTGTCACAACCAGAATTTATTCATGCAGACCAAGAAAAGATTTTGATGATTGAAAAATGGAATGTTGATTTAACTACTGTTCGAAAAGATTTAGAAGAAGAAATACAAAAACTCAAAGACCATTTAATAAAGGTCGAAGCCGGAGAATTCGATGAAACGGGTAAATTTGGTAATCCCGCATATACTGAAAACAACTAAGTCTATCGTAATAATATCGGTAATTGCATCATTATCGTATTGTGTTACAACATCTGTTAAGCAAGATGAAATGGACAAGTATATAGCGGAATATAAAAAGTTTCAAGCACAAGCTGATTCTGCTATACATTTTGCAGATAGTTTAAAAACACAAATTGCAATAGAAGAAAATGAAGCTCGTGCGGCAGAGTCACGTGCAAAAGTTTTAGGGTCACAAGTTGTTGAACTTCGGTCATCCACTACTAATTTAAAAACTGTAGCGGCAACAATGTCGAAAACAATAACGGACACACTGGAATTGGCACGAGCAATACTACCAGTAAAAGATTCTATTATTGCACAACAAGAAATTACAATTGAAACCCAAGCATCGCAAGTATCTGAGTTGGAACGAGCATTAAAAAACAAAGATAACGCTATTTTGTTACTTACAACATCACGGGATAGTTTACAAAAAGTAATTATTAATATCCCACAAGCACCAAAAAATCCCAACCGTATGTTTGGTATCAAGTTACCAAGTCGTAAAATGTCATTTTTGGTTGGTATCGGAGTCGGTGTAGTATCGGGAGTCCTTGTAGTCAAATAAGAGGTATTATGAATACAACAGCACAACAGTTACGTGAACGTATTAAAGAAGAATATAAAAAGTGCGCACTCCAACCTGAGTACTTTTTATCTAAATATTCGTATATTCAACACCCGATTCGTGGTCGGGTGTTGTTTGACTTATATCCATACCAAGCAAAGGCGATGGGAGAGTTTGAAGAAAACCGATATAACATCGTACTTAAAGGGCGTCAGTTAGGTTTCTCTACATTAGTTGCAGGGTATGCGTTGTGGTTGATGTTGTTTCACAAAGACAAAAATATTCTTGTTATCGCAACCAAGCAAGAAACTGCAAAGAACTTAGTAACCAAAGTTCGTTTTATGCACCAAAACCTTCCTGTGTGGTTACGTGGTGAAATATTAACAGATAATAAACTGTCATTACAATTCACTAACGGGTCACAAATTAAAGCTGTGGCAAGTAGTAAAGACGCTGGACGTTCCGAAGCATTGTCTCTATTGATTCTTGACGAGTGTGCATTTATTGATAACGCCGACATTATCTGGACGGCAGCATCAAGTACGTTGTCCACGGGTGGAAAAGCTATTCTTATTTCCACTCCAAATGGTGTGGGTAACTTCTTCCACAAGATGTGGCAACAAGCAGAAAGTCAAGCAAATGAATTTAATCCAATCTTGTTGGATTGGCAAGTACATCCAGAGCGTGACCAGGCATGGCGTGACCGTCAAACAGAAATTCTTGGTGAAATGCAGGCAGCACAAGAACATGATGCCTCGTTCATCTTTTCAGGTAATACAGTTGTTCCACCAGAAATTATTGAATTCTACAAATCCACGTTCGTGAAAGAACCTATTAGTAAGGGTGGGTTTGATGGAAACTTATGGATATGGGAGTACCCACAATCTGGGAAATCTTATATTGTTTCGGCTGACGTATCTCGTGGAGATGGTGAGGACTATTCCGCATTTCATGTAATTGACGTAGAAACGTCAACCCAAGTGGCAGAATATAAAGGAAAGGTAGAAACCAAACAGTTTGGTAATATGTTGGTGTCTATCGCAACGGAATACAATGATGCACTCCTCATCCCAGAAAATAGTAGTATAGGATGGAACGCAATACAACAAGTTATAGACAGAGGTTATAAAAATCTCTTTTATATGTCCAAGGATTTACAATACGTGGATGTCGAACACCAAATGACAGGAAAATATTATCGTGAAGAACGTAATATGGTACCTGGGTTTACTACATCACAACGAACCCGTCCGTTGGTTATCGCACGATTAAAAGAATATATGTTAGAAAATAGTTTTACTATTCGGTCATCTCGTATGTGCGCCGAATTAGATACCTTTATTTGGAAGAACGGTAGACCAGAAGCATTATCTGGTTATAACGATGACTTGACGATGGCATTGTGTATAGGTCTATGGGTACGAGACACCGCCCTCAGGTTGCGCCAGGAGGGTATAGAACTGACGAAGTTAACATTGGACAAGACAAGGTATAGTGTAGAAGGTATGGTGTACACAAATAAGCATGTTACACACAATCCATATGAAATGGAAATTGGTGGTAAGAAGGAAAATATATCGTGGTTACTAGGATAATACACTATTTATAATGTAGTGTTTTTATTGGATTTAACTATGATTAAACTAGTTGATATTTTACTAACTGAAAAATGGACAAAGAAGTATAAAAAGTCCATAAATTGTAGTAACCCCAAAGGTTTCAGTCAAAAAGCACATTGCGCAGGACGTAAAAAGCGCAAACGTGGTGGTGTAACCAAATCTAAACCGGTATAAGATATGACCAAAGATGAAATTTTAGAAATCATCCGTGAAGAATTAGCAGCAGTTCTTCAAGAAATGCAAAAACCAGAAGAAGAGGAACTCGACGAACGTACGGTTGCAAGTCGTGAACCACCACGAAAGATGACCAAGGGACAAGTTCAAGGTCGTGATAAGATTGGTAAGAAATTACTAAAAAACAAACGTTCGGTTCGTTATTTCAAAGATAAATTTGGTGACGATTGGAAGTCATACCTATATGCAACGGCTACCAACAGAGCAATAGATTCCAAAAAGAAAAACAAGGCAAAATAACAATGAATTACAAGGATTACTATTCATATATCTTTGAGGATTGTAATTGTTTGCAAACCGAAGGTTGTGATTGCAAACAAGATGAAGGTTATCCGTGGGGTGGATATAAAGAAACTGAAAGTGACTTTGCAGACCCACGACTCCAAAAAATGGAAGAACTTTCCGCACTATTAGAAAAGTCAATTCCAACTAATCCATCAAAGTGGGCTGCAGCCAAGGCCGCTGCAAAACGTAAGTTTAAAGTCTACCCATCGGCATACGCTAACTTATGGGCAGCAAAAAAGTACAAGAGTATGGGTGGTGGATGGAGAAGTGGTAAGAAAGAAGTACATTATCCACACGTTCGTCGTGATCCAATGGGTCAAGAGGACGCAGACATCAATAATGATGGCAAGGTAGATTTAACAGATAAGTTAATGAGAGCGAAACGAGATTTATACAAGCGGTATTTAATAGCAAAAAAGAAGGGACAAACCTCCCTATAACATTTGGAGAAGCACGATGATTAAATTAATGGGATTAGTACCTGGTATTAAAGCAATTGGTAACAAACCAGTTGGTTCGGTGAATGAAGAAGAAAAGTGGATTCAACAAGCAATCAAGAAACCAGGTGCATTAAAGAAACAACTTGGTGTATCGGCAGATGAACCAATCCCAGCCGGTAAGTTGAAAGCTGCTGCCGAAAAGGGTGGTAAGCTAGGCCAACGTGCTCGTTTAGCTATGACCTTGAAGAAGCTCAAGGAAGAAACTGAACTCTCAGAAGAACAATCTGCAAAACTTGATGAATTAATCGCACAACTGGAAGCAATGGACCCAGTTGGTAAAGAAGATGGTGATATTGATAACGATGGAGATAAGGACTCTTCCGACAAGTATTTACAAGCTCGTCGTGATGCAATTGGTAAGGCAATGAAGAAGGAAGGTGCTGAAGGTGAAGATCACGAAGTTTCAATGGCAAGTAAAACTCTTGACTCTATTATCCGTCACGCAACCGAATTAAAGGGTAAGATTGGAATGGATGAAAAGGACATTCCAGCATGGATTCAAGACCACATCGCAGTAGCAGAAAATAACTTAGACCAAGCAAATACCAGTTATCACGAATACGGACAGAAAGAACAACCGGCACCTAACGCTGGAGCAATGTAATGGAAACCGTAGCAAAGTTTTTGTCCACACTATTCAATAGTCGTGACCAAGCACACATCTTTCATTTACAAACTTCGTCATATGCTGCCCACAAAGCATTAAATGAATATTACGATGACATTGTAGATTTGGTAGATAGATATGCAGAAACTTGCCAAGGTCGTTACGGTATTATCCGTGGATATACTCCACAAAAACAATATTTTGAAGGTGACGAACTAGTAAAGTATTTTACTGGGTTATCAACTTATATTGATAGTGTTCGTACTGGATTGCCACAAGATGGTGACCTCAATAATATCGTAGATGAAATTTCTGGATTGGTGAATTCCACAATTTACAAGTTGAAGTTCTTAAAGTAATGAAATTACAAGATATTTTAGTCGAACTTACCGAAGATATTTTGGATGAGAAGTACAAACCAAAAGGTGAATTGGGTAAGTGGTTGAAGCAGAAATGGGTGGATATTTCCAGAAAAGACCCGAAAACTGGAAAACATCCACCGTGTGGTGCTTCCGCTGGTAAAAAAGAACGTAAGGGTGGGTCAGCTAAATATCCAAAATGTAGACCTGCTCGTTCCGCAGCAGCAATGAGTAAAGGTGAAAAACGTTCAGCTGTAACAAGAAAGAGAAAAGCAGGAAATCCAGGTGGAAAACCAACTATGGTTTCTACTTTTAAAAAGAAATAAAACTCTTGACATTGAGAGCAACTATGATTAGATTGACTGATATTCTATGCGAATCCTGCTGGGACGGATATAAGCAAGTTGGAATGAAGGAACTGAACGGTAAAATGGTTCCTAACTGTGTTCCAGTTAAAGAATTATATCATCGTCCAGAAAGTGATGTTACTTCGGATAGTGACTTTAAACCAGACCAAGACCACGAACGTAACCAATTTGGTTCGGAAGCAGTTGATGAATTACATGAAGGTGAATTCTGTAATGAGTGTTTAATAGAAGTTCTTGAAGGACTACACGAAAATCAACTTGGTGAAGCGGAATATCAAGGACGTAAAGTTCCTCTTGGTAAGATTATGAGAGGGGATGTCAAGAAGTTCAAGGTGTATGTTCGTGACCCAAAGAGTGGAAATATTAAGAAAGTTAGCTTTGGTCACGGTGGAACTTCGGCAAAACGTCGTGGTGAAAAGACAATGAAAATTAAAAAGAACATTCCTTCTCGCCGTAAAGCATTCCGTGCTAGACACAACTGTGATAACCCAGGTCCAAGAACGAAAGCTCGTTACTGGGCATGTCGTACTTGGTAACATATGAAAAAGAAAATTTCACGGGAACAATCCAACAAGATGTTAGATAAAATGGGTTATAAGTTCAACCCAACAGAATTCTTTTTAGGAATGAATACTGAGTTGGAACATCAAGATGTGACCCACGGAAACGTGGTTAAGACTGCAAAAATTGCAGCAGCACATTTGAAAGAAAATCCAAAGTATTATTCTCTATTATTAAAGAACGTAGAGAAAAAGGTTTCGGAACAAATGGCAGGAGCAGCACCAGCGGCAGCGGCACCCGCAATGGGATTAGTTGGACCTGGTGGTGTCATTCGAGGCGCACCGAAACCAAAAGATGTTAAGAAAATGCGAAGAGCATTAGATAAGGAGAAGAAGCATGATTAAGTTAACACACTTAGTAACAGAAGCAGGTAAGGAAAATCGTATTAATTCTACACGATTAGTTGCCCTACTTGAAAAATTAATGCCCTCTTTAAAAGAGTCGCAGCAGAATGAAATTACCGAATTGGTAGCAAAGTTAATGGAAGGTATTACTGCGGTCAATGAAATGCCATACAATTATAATACAATGTCCGCATGGCATATGAAAGAACTCGTAGATGTAGTAATACCAGCACGTGCATTACACGAAAAATTAAACAGTCTATTGCAAAAACCAACTACGGGATTAGATACGGAAGCAGTTCGTCTAACGGTTATTGCATTAGACGAATTATATATCTACTAACAGTTGAGGGGTTATGGCTGACAACGGCATATTTGGCAGATTAAAGAAACTTTTTTCTTCTAACACGATAGTTCGTAATGTTGGTGGAAAAAAGTTAAGAATCGCAGACACCGATAATATTCAAGCATTTATCAATAGACGCGGTATTGATAGATACCATCGCGTCTATTCGTCAATGACGGGTGGATATGGCTCTGCCCACGGACGATATGAAGCAGCCGCGGCGTTCCAAGGTTCACGGTTACAATTATTCCGTGACTACGACATGATGGATAATGACCCTATTATCGCATCGGTTATGGATATCTACGCAGACGAAAGTACTGTTAAAGACGAATTCAATCAAATAATCAGTATCCATTCAAAAAATACTCAAATACAAGAAATTCTTCACAATTTATTTTACGATATTCTCAACGTAGAATTTAATCTCTGGCCGTGGGTCAGAAATATGTGTAAGTATGGAGATTTCTTCTTATATCTCGACATTGATCCAGAATATGGTGTTGTCAACGTATTGCCGTTATCTGTATATGAAACCATTCGTATCGAAGGACAAGACCCAGGTAATCCATTCTCTGTAAAATTCAAGATTGAAAACGATTTCTTGGCACTGGGTAAAACAGAATTTGATAATTACGAAGTTGCCCACTTCCGATTATTAGCAGACACCAACTTCCTTCCATATGGAAAAAGTATGATTGAAGGCGGTCGTCGTGTGTGGAAACAACTTCAATTGATGGAAGATGCGATGTTAATTCATCGTATCATGCGAGCACCAGACAAACGTAAGATTTTAGTAGATATCGGTAATATCCCACCTGCCGAAATTGATACGTTTATGAGTCGTATTATTGACCGTATGAAAAAGACACCATTAGTTGATCCACAAACGGGTGATTATAATCTTCGATATAATATGCAAAACATCACAGAAGATTTCTTCTTACCAACCCGTGGAAAAGACAGTGGCACCGACATTCAGAATCTTCCTGGATTGCAATTCAATGCAATCGAAGATATTGAGTATCTTCGTAGAAAACTTTTGGCAGCATTTAAAGTCCCCAAATCATTTATAGGATATGATGAAGATATTAGTGGAAAAGCTACGTTGGCTGCGCAGGATGTACGATTTGCTCGTACAATCGAACGTATCCAGAGAATCATGGTATCGGAATTAACTAAGATTGCGATTATCCATTTATACGTTCAAGGATTTACAGATGAAGATTTAGTTGATTTTGAACTATCATTGACCAATCCATCGGTCATCTACGAACAAGAAAAATTAAATTTGTGGAAGGAAAAGGTAGGTGTTGCTACACAAATTATGGAATCTAAGATGCTATCCCAAGATTGGGTTTACCACAACATCTTAGAATTGTCAGAAGATGAAATTATTACGGAACGTAAAAAGATTATAGAAGATGTCAAACGTATGGCGGAGTTGACTGGAATTGAACAACAGGCAGGTCAACCAACGGAAGCACCACCAGAAGAACTTCCAGCGGGAGAACCAGACAGTCAGACAGCTCCGGAACAAGATCAACAAATAGATGATGTTAATACCATTTTATCCTCTCTTGAAGAACCAAGTGAAGAAAGTGAACTGGAAATTTCAGAGGAAGAATTGGAAGAAGCTAAAATGGGTCGTCCACGAGAAGGAATGAAATTTGGTCAAGATAGTCACCCACGAGGTCGTGATCCATTAGGACACAAGGAAAATAAAAAGGTTTTTAAAGTGGGTAAGCAGAGAAACGACAAACGTAAATCACCACTATCTTTGGAAGTACAAGCATTCTTGAATAAGGCAAATTCTAAAAAAATTATTATGGAATCTACCTTATCTTCACAAACATTGTTGGACGAAAGTAACATTTTGGACCTAGAAAATTAAAGTCTTATAAATATTCGTTATATTTAATATATGACGGTATAATGTCACCAAAACGGGATGTGTATGAAATCTAACGTCAAGCACAACAAAATACGGAATACGGGCATTCTCTTTGAATTATTAGTCCGTAAAATCACCTCCGATGCATTAGAGAACCGCAACAGCGATGTTGCAGTTAAGCTAATGAAGGAGTACTTCAACTCTAAAACAGAACTAGGTAAAGAATTAATTCTGTATAGATCATTTTTCAACGCTTCGCATTTAAGTGAAGCAAAGGCATTCGAATTATTAAATCTTATTATTAATCAACGTAAGAAACTTAATGAGATAGCACTTAACACTCAAAAATATAAGTTAATTAAAGAAATAAAAAATAATTATGACTTAAAAGAATTTTTGGGTGCCCGTGTTCCGTCATACAAAGTTTACGCATCCGTGTATAAAGTTTTTGATGGGGTTATCAACGAACTTAAAGATTTCAATGAAATCGAAGGAATGGTAGAAGCAAAATTTACCATAGTAGAACATCTAAGTGGTACGATTGCCAACAAAGAAATTAAAAACGACACAGCGTTATTCGAAACCGTCAAGGGACAAGAAGAAGATTTACGTCTGTTGTCATACAAAATTTTGATGGAAAAATTCAACGAAAAATATCAAGGATTGAATGACCGTCAGAAAAATCTTCTTCGTGAATACATTAATAATGTGTCTAACGGCGCAACACTTCGTAAGTGTGCAGTTAGTGAATGTAACGTATTAATAACGGAAATCAAGTCTAAACTTAATTACGTACAAGACAAAATTGTAAAAATTAAGTTGTCAGAAGTAGTTAGTCAGTTGGAAAAAATTAAGACTACACAAGTCATTAAAGAAAATCATATGACAGCGTTACTTATCGCTTTGGAAATTACCAAAACGTTAGACAATTTGAAGAGTTAATTATGGACAAAAAAGAAGCGCTTCGTCAAGCTATCCGTGAACTGATTAAGAAAGAATTGGATGAAATGTCAACAACTGGCATGGTTGCTGGTTATCTAACTCCTATGGCATTCCGTGGTAATAAAAAGACAAATGTAGATAGAGCAAAGCATCTAGCAAATCAAACTGGATATAAACTCACATCCAAGGGTGAAAAAGATGCAAACCGTCCAGCAGATAAGATGGAAGTGGTGACACACGAATTGGCAGAGAACAAATATTATCAATATAGAAATGATGATACAAAGTCACCACACAAGAAAATTGCAGAAGCTATTTCGCAATTAAATAAGAATTTACAAGAAGTTGAACGAGTTATTAAAATGAACGCTCGTTTAAAAAACGAATCGGGAATTACAAGTGAACAACTATGGAAACGTACCCAACAAGGATTATTAAAGTTGGAAGCAAAACTCCTTGGTATCGCTACTCGAATTCGTGAAATTAGAGGACAATAAGATGCAATCACTACTAGTAGAATACAATGTCATTTCTTATGACAGTAAATTATTAACAGAGGCTTCCGACATTTCGAAACCATTGGTTTTGAAAGATGTGGTACTACAACGTGCAGATCATAAAAATCAAAATGGTCGAATTTATCCAAAGGATATCTTGGCACGTGAAGCAATGGTATATAAAAATAATTTCGTTACACAACGAAGAGCTTTGGGTGAATTAGACCATCCAGAAAGTCCTGTGGTAAATCTAAAAAATGTTTGCTGCAACGTCACAGACCTTTGGTTCGAAGGCGCGGATGTGAAGGGTAATATTGAAATTTTATCTACTCCGTCCGGTAATATTGTTCGTGAATTAATTAAGAATAATATTCGTTTGGGTGTATCATCACGTGGATTGGGTTCGGTCAAACCTATTGGAGAAAACACCGTAGAAGTTGGTGAAGATTTTTCTCTTATTTGTTTTGACATCGTAAGTAATCCATCTACACATGGTGCGTTCATCAACGAAAATAAGGGAACTCAAATTATTACACCTTATTCTCGTATTGATACTCTCATCTACGATTTCCTAGGTGAGTTAAAATAATTCTTCATAAGGAGTTTATATGTTACTATTTTTAAGTGTTGTCGTTGTTCTTGTGGTTATCGCATGGTGGATTAACCACAAAGACATGAAAGAGTTAGAAAAGAAACCACTATTTGTTGCAGCTAAGAAAGTTGAAAGTGCTGCAAAAGACATTGCAGATGTCAATAATGATGGCAAGGTTGACCTCAAAGATGTCGTCGCAGCAGTTAAGGCTGCCGAACAAACAGGAAAGAAAGTGGTTAAGAAGGCAGCAAAAATCACTACCAAGAAAAAAGGTAAGTAATAATTTATGCAATTAAAAACTTTACTAAACGAAGTTTACAACAAAAATATAGTAAATGAGTTTGTAAAGTTTACAGCAAAGGAATTACAACTCAAATCACTACCTGCCAAAATTAAAATGGTAGGTAGTGATTATTCCAAACAACATCTTACATTTGGTACATACCAACCAGATAACGATGAAATTGTAATTGTCAAAAATGGCAGACATATAGTTGACACATTACGAACACTTGCGCATGAATTGGTTCATCACAAACAACGTGAAGAACAAAAAGAACTAGACGGTACAGACGGTTCTGAAATTGAAAATGAAGCCAACGCAATGGCAGGTACACTATTACGTAAATTTAGATATTTGTATCCTGAAATGTATTCGGAGAAATAGGATGCCATCAGTCAGTAAAGCACAACAAAAATTATTTGGTATTGTTCATGCTATCCAAACCGGAAGAGCAAAAGCAACGGATTTTAGTCCAACTGCACAAAAGTTGGCACATACAATGTCCAAGGGTGATGTGAAAAAATACGCATCAACTCCAATTTCTAAATTACCAAAGAAAACGGATGAAGTAGCAGGAGCAATTCCTGTATCTGATTTTCCAGTAGCATCAAACGATACCACACCAACTGTATCAAATGATCCACATTTGGTCACTACTGACGAAAATTATAGTGAAAAACAAAGTAAGATTTTGAGTATTGTTAAGGATAAACATCCAGCAGAGATAGATGGTACGTTGGTTGATGTATATACCGCTGCATTACTTACAAAAGTTTTACATAAGTTGGCACCAGAAAATCGCAAGAAAATGTTGGCACTTCCATTAGAAAAGATGGTGGCTACCGCATATAAATTAGTTACCCGATAATACCGTGGGAAAGACTGCGTATATTACGGATTTTGACGATACCCTAGTGCATACCGACGCTAGGGTTATTGTTATTGATAAGGACGGAAAACGAAGAACAATATCACCAGCAGAATATGCCGCATATGAAAAACAAGATGGTGATACATTTGATTTTTCAGAGTTTGAGCAATTGAAAAATCCTCGTCCTATCAAAAAATATACAGACTTATTAAAGAAAGTCATTGACCAAAAGAAAGCTGATAAAATAGTCGTACTCACAGCTCGTGGTCACACCAAACCCATTGCAAAATTTCTTAAATTACAAGGAATTACTTCCGGTGTTACTATTGCTGCATTGGGTAACTCCGATCCAATGGCAAAAGCACGCTATATAGAAAAACATATAGAGGATGGATTTGATAGAATTGCATTCGTAGACGATGCTCCGAAAAATGTAAAGGCGGTCAAAACACTACTTACAAAGTATCCGCAAACAAAATTGGTAGTACAACAAGCTCAAGAAAAGGATACCAAGAAAACTGGTGAGACACCAACGAAACAAATACGACTAAAAGATTTATTAAAACATCGTATTAAGAATCCACAAACCGGTAGAGATATTTTGGTCAAGAGTGCATTGGGATATTCGCAAGATTCAAACGTACGAAAAGTAGCAATAAATTATGTAGCTAAGAATATGAAATAAACTACTTATGTTTTAGTTTCATAAACGGAGATGATTATGGCAAAGGAACAAGAAACAATTAATCAAGAAAGTAAGTTTAGTCAATTACTTAACCAAACTATGTCCCGTCGTTGGGGCATTACTGCTATCGTATTAACAACATTTTTATTCATTGCCATTGGTATTGCTATGGCCATTGAAAGTAAGTCCGTATTAGATCAAGAATGGAAGGAAATTCTTCTTCTTATGTTGGGTGCATTTATCGGTAGTTACGGCAAGATTATTGACTACTGGTTCTCAGACACCGACAAGGACAAGATGTTAGTACAAAAGATGGATGAAGAAGATGGGCAATCACTGTCAAGTACATTAGGTGGATAATAAGGAGGTTGTATGCACGTTGAAGTAAAAGGAGAAGGACTGGGTGACTTAGATAGAGCGTTACGACAGTTCTCAAAAATGGTTAAAAAAGCGGAAATTGTAAATGAAGTAAAACGCCGTGAATTTTATGTTAAAAAGTCAAAGAAAAAAATTCTAAAACAACAAGAAGCACTTCGTCGTAAGATACGTGAAGAAAAGAAACAGGAAAAAAGAAAAACTTCCGAGTGGTAAAAAATAGTGTTTTTTGATAATATAACACTATATATTATATAGATTACACCTCTCTTGGGGTGTGTAGCTATTTGTATTAATAACCGTATAATAGTTCGAATAACTATTGAAACAAACTGAGAGGCATTATATGGCAGAAATCACAAACGAACTTCTAAAGCAAGCAATTGCAGATGCAGAAGCTGTACGTCAAACAGCTATCGCAAATGCAAAGATTGCATTGGAAGAAACATTCACACCCCAAATTAAGTCCATGTTAGCAAAGCGCCTACGCGCTGAAGCAACACTGGAAACAGAAGAGAAGGCAAAGGAAGAACCATTCCAAGACGCAACTCACGTAACAGGTGGTGGTCCAGAAGATACATCTGGTATCGGCACAGGTGACAACAAAGAACCTTCAGCAGCATCCTGGGATTCATCAGGAATTGATCAAGGAGGTGAGGGAGAAGCTGATAGTAGTACCGATTGGTACGATGACTGGTCGGAATCAGACTTTGACCTTGACGAAGTAATCAAGGAATTGGAAGCAGATGTAAAGTCACTTTCAGAAGCTGAAGAAGAGGAAGAAGAACTCGACGAAGCTAAGCACGAAGGTGAAGAAGAAGAAATGGACGAAAGTTACATGGAAGGTTATGGTGAAGAAGGAGAAGAAAAACTCCCATCAGCATCACCAGCAGACGTTCATGATAAGACTGTTCCAGCACATTCATCAGGAATTGGTAAGGAAGCTGCAGTAGCAGCTGCTTCTGATGTAAATAAGTTTGTAACAGACCCATCAGTTCCAAAACACGAAGGTGAAATGAACATGGGTATGGATAAGGGTCACGAAGAAGGTGAAGGCGAAGAAGAACTTGATCTTGAAGCAATTCTCCGTGAATTAGAAGCCGAAGATGAAAAGGAAAAGGCATCATCTGAAAAAATGGCAGCTGACATGGCATCGCTTCACAATGAGCTCGCAGAATATCGTAAGGTTGTAAATGTCCTACGAGGCAAGCTACAAGAAGTAAATCTTCTAAACGCAAAGCTCTTATATACCAACAGAATCTTCCGTAAGGAAGGTTTAACCAACGAACAAAAAGTTACAATCTTAGAATCATTTGATCGTGCAGTAAATGTTCGTGAAGTTAAGATGGTATACACAACATTGGTCGAAGCAATGTCAGTAGCAGCTAAGACTATGAGTAAGGGTCGCACCGTATCAAGTAAGGTGGTTACGGAAGGGTTGGCAAGTAAGGCAACTCCAAGTACCGCACCAAAGAAAGAAATTTTAGAAGAAAACACAGTAGCAAAACGTCTACAACAACTCGCAGGCATTCTATAACTTTTAGGAGATAAATCATATGTCAGGTGTATCAGAATTTATCAACGAAGCCGGTTCAGCACACCGTGTAGTAGTTGAAAAGACTCGCCAATTGGCGAGCAAGTGGGAAAAGTCAGGCCTTCTCGAAGGCTTAACTGGCCACGAAAAGCAAGGCATGGCAGTAATGTTGGAAAACCAAGCAACACAACTTCTTTCAGAAGCAACAACCACAAACCCAGGTGGTTCGGGCACAGCTGGTGAAAACTGGGCAGGTGTCGCACTTCCATTAGTACGTAAGGTATTCGGTTCAATCGCATCAAAGAACTTCGTATCAGTCCAACCAATGAACTTACCAGCAGGTTTGGTATTCTTCATGGACTTCAAGTATGCAAACACAATCAACGGTAAGACAGCAGGTGGTTCAGTATATGGAACAACCAGTGGTTCAGGTGTTCTTCCACGCGGTGGTTTCTACGGTGCTGGTGAATATGCATACTCAGTAAATGATGCAACATTAACACTTGCTCCAGCAATCGCATCATCATCTGTAACTTCATACGGTGATGTAAACTATAACGATGCATATTCTTCATCATTTGCATCATTCTTCAAGTTCGTTGTTCCAGCAGTAAGTTTCTCAAATGCAGATTTCAACGCAGTTCGTTCATTCCGCATTACAGACACCGTAACAGGTGACTTACTCCCAGAATTCACCAAGTATGATGGTACAAACGTAACCTTCATCGTAAGTGGTTCGGCAGCAGCTGCAGCAACAATCACAGCAGTTGAATACAGTAAGCAACCAACTGAAACAACTCGTGGTGACTTCGAAGATCGTGACAACTCAGTAACAAACTTGAACATTCCACAAATTGATTTGGAACTTCGTTCAGAAACAATCGTTGCTAAGACACGTAAGTTGAAGGCAGTCTGGTCACCAGAACTTGCACAAGACTTGAATGCATACCACAGTGTTGATGCAGAAGCAGAATTAACAGCAATGTTAAGTGATTACATCTCAACAGAAATCGACCTCGAAATCCTTGACATGTTAATCAACAACGCAACAACAACTGAATACTGGTCAGCAGAAGTTGCTAAGGTATGGAACGGTTCAGCATTCGTACCAAGTGCAACACTCAGTGGTCAAGCTTGGACAAACATGACCTGGTACCAAACACTTGGTCAGAAGATGCAAAAGGTCAGTAACCGTATCCACCAACTCACAATGCGTGGCGGTGCTAACTTTGCAGTAGTATCACCAACAGTTGCAACAATCCTTGAAACAATCCCAGGATTTATGGCAGCAACAGACGGTGACAAGATGGAATTTGCAGGTGGCGTAACCAAGGTTGGTTCATTCCAAAACCGTTACACAATCTACAAGAACCCATACATGACCGAAAACACATTGTTGATGGGCTTCCGTGGAAGTAACTTCCTCGAAACTGGTGCAGTCTACGCACCATATATCCCACTCATCATGACCCCATTGGTCTACGATCCAAACAACTTCACACCACGTAGAGGCGTAATGACCCGCTACGCGAAGAAGATCGTACGTCCAGAATTCTTCGGCAAAATCTTCATCGACGGATTGGCAACAATCTAATAGATGTAAGAGGTGGGTATACGAAACTGGGGTGGCCGAAAGGTCACCCCTTTTTCTTTTTATATAAAGTAAACTACTATTTATAGTTTAGAGTTCTTTTATCTATGAGAATACTATGACAATATTAAGTGATGATCCGATTGTATATGATGGCAGTCCAGTTAATCCAAGTGGAATAACTCCATTTGGTATATTTGATGATGAAGCCGCGTTTCAATCAGATGCACCAAAAATAGCAGAATATATTTCTCGTCGTTTGGGATATAGTGTCGTTGATGTCGAATTGACAGATAAAATATTCTATACGTGTTTTGAAGATGCAATTATAACATATGGATCCCAAGTAAATCAATTTAACGCTCGGGAACACATGTTGACATTACAAGGATTGTCTACAACTAATA